AAGAAGAAAAACCAATTCCATTAGAAAAAACAGAAGCAATCGGATGTAAAAAATGCGGTGGTGAGATTTTTGTACAAGGTTTTGGATTCCGTAGAATTTCAAAGTTATTAACTGGTAAACCAAAAGATGAAGTACTACCAGTTGAATTATTCCTTTGTGGAGATTGTGGTGAAGTACTTAATGAATTATTACCTCCGGGTTTAAAAGTAGAAGAAGAAGCATAATATGGCTAAAACATTATTCGACCATCTAAACGCAATTACGGATAAGAAAGACCCAAAGTATTGGGACACACTTGATGAAAGTGATAAAAAGACATGGAGTAACTATATGATACTCCGTTTTCTTTCTATGAAACCCGAATGGATAGAATTGATTGCAGATATACAACCTTACATACAGGAGGCACCTCCTAAAGCGATGTATTTATGTTTGATAGGATTAATTCCAAAGACAAGAGCATTTTTAAAATATATGAAACCAGCTTCATCTGAAAAATATGAAGATTGGATTATTGAATTGGTAGCAAGACAATACGAAGTATCTTTAACTGAAGCAGAGGATTATCTTAAAATCCTTTACGAAACCACCAGCGGTAAGATGCATATTAAGGAAATTGCAGAGAATTATGGTACTGACCCAAAGCAAATAACTAAGTTAAAACTAAAAGTTTAATTTGGTAAACTCGGGTATTTTTCGTATCTTTATACAATAAAACAACATAATGGCTAAAGTATCATTTTCACAATATAGTATGTGGAGTTCATGTCCACATCAATACAAATTAAACTACATAGATAAATTAGGTGAAAGTTCATCTAATATCCATACAATCTTTGGAACTGCTATGCACGAAACTATCCAACATTACCTTTCGGTTATGTATGGTGTTTCTAAAAAGCAAGCAGATGAAATCAACAAAGACAAGCTCTTATTGGAAAAAATGAGAGAAGCTTATAAAAGTGAAGCTGATAAAATGAGCGAAGGAACTCCTTGTACTCAAATTCAATTAGAAGAATTTTATGGTGATGGTAGACGTATTCTACAATGGTTGGATAAACATATGCACAAATTTTACTCAAAGAGTGGATTTGAATTAGTGGGTATTGAGATTCCATTAAACGCAACCATTAAAGAGGGTGTACATTTTATTGGATTTATCGATATTGTTATTAGAGATTTGGCATCAAACGAAATCATTATTATAGATTTAAAGACATCCACTATGGGATGGAATCAGTATCAAAAAGCTGATAAGATGAAGAACTCACAAATACTATTATACAAAAAGTATTATTCAGAGTTATTTAATATTCCATTACAAAAGATTAAAGTAGAGTATCAGATACTTCGTAGAAAATTGCCCGAAGATTCGGCATTTCCAGTACCACATGTATCTAAGCATATTCCAGCACATGGTTCTCCATCTGTTAAAAAAGTATATGATGAATTTATGGAATTTATCAATACTGTATTTGATGATGGTGGTACGTTTAAAGATATCGAATTCCCAAAAGTACCTGGTGCAGCAAAAAAGAATTGTAAGTTTTGTGAGTTTGGAAATAGGGGAATATGTGATAAAAAAGCTACAAAATAAAAATTTATGTTTTTTTTAAATCATTATACTTATATATATAAATATATAAACAATGAATCAAGAAAACACAAAATTGACAACTGTGAAAATACTTAAAGATGTATATTCAAGTTTCAAAAAGGTTTCCTTTACTTCGGATGTTACACTTCAAAAGCTAGTTAATAGGACTGTGGAGAGATATGTAACAGATATCGAATTTAGGGAATCAATGAACGAATACTTAAAATTACAAATTTCAGGTTCACAATTTTAACAACACAAATAAGTTATGGCAAAAAAGAAAATTCTGTTATTATCAGATGACTTAAGAATGGCAAGTGGTATTGCCACCGTTTCCAAAGAATTAGTATTGGGAACTGCACACAAATATGATTGGTTTCAAGTAGGAGCCGCAATTAATCACCCCGAAGCAGGAAAGGTTTTAGATGTTAGCCAAGATATCAAAGAAAGATATGGTATTGCTGATGCTAATGTAAAGATTTTACCTTGGAATGGTTATGGTAACGCTGATTTGATTAGACAACTAATCAATGCAGAGAAGCCTGATGCAATTGTACACTTTACTGACCCTCGTTATTGGACATGGTTGTATGATATCGAACATGAAATCAGACAAAATGTCCCACTTTTATTCTACGCAATTTGGGATGATTTACCAGACCCATTATATAATCGTAACTTCTATGAAAGTTGTGATTGGATTGGTTGTATCTCTCGTCAAACATATGGTATCATTAAAAGATTATCAGCATTAGATACTAAACCAACGTGGAAACCAAAAGCAGATTGGCAAATTGATTATGTACCACATGGTATTGATTTTAATTTATACAAACCAACTGAAGTACCTGCTGAGTTCCGTAAAGAAATTTTAGGTGATAAGGAATATGACTTCGTATTATATTGGAGTAATAGAAATATCCGTAGAAAACAACCAGCTGATGTTATCGTAGCTTTCCAAAAGTTTTGTGATAAGATTGGTAAGGAGAAAGCAGATAAATGTGTATTAGTAATGCACACACAACCTGTTGATGAGAATGGAACTGATTTACCAGCAGTAATTGATGCAGTAGCACCTAATTGTAATATCATATTTTCTGAAAAGAGAAGACCTCAAGAAGAATTAAATCTTATTTACAATATAGCAGATGTAACAATCAATATTGCTAACAACGAAGGATTTGGATTAGCAACTGCAGAATCGGTAATGACGGGAACTCCTATCATTGTAAATGTAACTGGTGGATTGCAAGACCAATGTGGATTTGAAGTTGATGGTAAGTTATTAACACACGAAGATTACATTAAAATTGGTTCTTTGCATGAGTGGAGAAAGTGGGAACAAAAAGCTAAGCCTGGTCCTTGGGTTAAACCTGTATGGAGTAGAGCATTAGCATTAGCAGGTTCAGTACCAACACCTTATATTTGGGATGATAGAGTTGATGTGGAGGAAGTTGCTGAAGCAATTGAGGAAATGTACAACACACCAAAAGAAGTTCGTAAAGCAAATGGATTGATAGGTAGAGAAGCATTTATGGGCGATATGGGTTTAACACATAAGAATATGTGTCAACAATTAGAAAACGGAATCGAATCGGTTTTTGAAAATTGGAAACCAAGAGAAAGATTCGAAGTATTTAAAATTAAATAAGTTATATAAATGAAACCAACATTAGTATTTCAAGGACCTATATTCACTCGTAGTGGTTACGGTGACCATTGTAGAGATTTAATGAAATCTTTACGCAAGATGGATAAGTATGATATTAAGATTATACCTTTAAGATGGGGTAATACTCCACAAAATCAAGTTGATGGCGAAAGTGATTTTGGAAGATGGATGCTAGAGAGAGTTATTAGTGGTATTGAACAAAAGCCTGATATCTTTATGCAAGTTTCAGTAGCAAATGAATTTGAACCAAAGGGACACTATAACATTGGTGTAACTGCCGGTGTTGAAACTACAATTTGTCCAAAAGATTTTATTGATGGTTCTAACAAAATGGATTTAATTATAGTACCATCTCATTTTACAAAACAAAACTTAGGTGGAACTGTATATCAACAAAAAGACCAAGAAACTGGACAGATTGTTGGTGAGATTAAAGTAGGTAAACCAATTGAAGTTCTTTTAGAAGGAGTTGATACTGAAATATTTTCTAAAGGTAGTGGTAAAGATGTATTAGCAAATGTAAAAGAAGATTTTAATTTCTTAATTGTAGGACATTGGTTAAAAGGTTCTTTAGGACAAGATAGAAAGGATATTGGTATGGCAATTAAAACATTTGCTACTGTATTTCAATATCTACCAAAAGATAAAAGACCAGGTCTTATCGTTAAAACATCGCATGCTGGATTTAGTGTAATTGATAGAGAAGCAACTAGAGAAAAAATTGATGGAGTATTAAAACCGCTTGGAGATAAATGTCCATCTGTATATCTATTGCATGGTGATATGGAAGAAAGTGATATGAGTAATTTATATCATCACCCTAAAGTTAAGGCAATGATTTCATTTGCTAAAGGTGAAGGATATGGTAGGCCTATGGCTGAGTTTACTTTGACAGGTAAACCAATATTGGCTAGTGGGTGGAGTGGGCAAATGGATTTCTTACCACCAGAGCACGCAGTTTTATTGGAAGGTAGTTTAACTGCAGTAGATGAATCGGCGGCTGACCAATTTTGTATGAAGGAAGCACAATGGTTTTCGGTAAACTATTCAAATGCAGCTAATAAGATATATGATGTATATAACAAATATAATTCTTATTTAGAACAATCAAAAGGATTGAGAGAAAATACTTTGAAAAACTTTACTTTGGATAATATGCATGATAAATTTACTCAACTAATGGATACTTATGTTAGGAAAGCACCACAAATAGTTCCATTCAATATTCCAAAAGTAAATGCATCTAAAATGCAAATACCAAAATTAAATAAAATATAAGATGTCATTCGCATTACAATATAAACCATTAATCGAAAGTGAAACTAGCGTATCAAAAACGCTAGTTTTACCTAGAAATGTGTATAGAATTAATTCCTACAAATATTCTGATGGTAAGCAAAAAACATTAAGTGGTACAACATCTACTTTGGTATTTGTAGTAGGAAAAACTCCCGATAAGAAACTTTCTTGTATAAAGATTAGTGATATTAAGCCCGAAAAATTTTTCCAATGGTTAAAAAAATTATACATAAAAGGATTGACAGAAGAAAATTGGACTAAGGCTGAGAAATTGGAAGAATTACTAATTGAAGCTGATGTAAAGGGTAGTAAGGTATTTAATTCTTTTGTAAAGCCAGACGCTATTATATATGGGGACAACCCAAACATATACAGAACATACAATTTAACTGGTATAAAACAAATCGAAGAAGTTAAATTCAAAAAAGATGTACTAAAATCTTATTCTAAATAGAAACTTTCTTTATTTCTCTAAATATTTATATTTACTTGTATAACAATAGAACTATACAAGAATAATATAAAATGGCAATAACTAAAAGAATTACCAATGGTGCACCTCTTACGGCTGCACAAATGGATGCAAACCTAACCGAACTTGAAAACATATCAAGCTCATTTACAGCGGTTTCATCGTCTGTATCAAACTTATCATCTTTAACTGGAACATTAAGTGGCCAATTCACTGGTAGTGTATTGGTTTCTGGTAGTGCTAGATTTGAAAGCGCATCTTTATCTTATGATAATTCTACTGATAAAGTATTAGTTTATAATCCAAGCACAACGAGAGTAGGATGGAGTACTGTTGCTGGGGTTGGTACATCAGGAACTGCAGGTACGTCTGGCACATCTGGTATAAGTGGTACAAATGGTGCACCTGGTACATCTGGTACTAATGCACCTGGTTTAACTTCTGGTACATCTGGCACAAGCGGTACATCGGGAACTTCTGGTACAAGTGGTACATCGGGAACTTCTGGCACAAGCGGTACATCAGGAACTTCTGGAACAAGCGGTACGAGTGGAAGTAGTGGTTCATCAGGAGTTTCTGTAGATGCTACATTAATTAGTAGAATACTACAAACAACTGCATCTTTAAATACTTTTACTGGTTCTATTAGAGGAGAAATTAATGGATTAGAAGCATATACAGCATCTCTAAAAAATAGTAATATTATATCTGGGGCAGCTCAAATAACTGCATTAGGATTTGGAGCAGGTGGTAGTGGTACTGGAATATTTGCACAAACTGGTTCATTCTTTAATACTACAAATAATGTTGGGGTTACTGGTTCATTTTCAGTATTAGGTGCATTAACTGCATCTTCTATTTATACAACCGGTGATATATCAGCATTAGGTGCATTCACATCATCTCTTAGACAAGGATTTGTTTTAGTTGGTGGTGCAAGTAATATTACAAAAGCAATAGCTACATCATCATTCGCACTACCATTATCAATATATGATACAATCCCATCAACTCCTGTATCCAACGTATCTCAAATAACTTTTAGTGGAGCAACGGTTACAAATAATGGTGGAGGTGCTGTAACTGTAAGTATAACTGGTGGTGGTGGAGGTGGTGGAACATCTGGTACATCTGGTACAAGTGGAGCAAATGGTG